GCAGGTCTAGCAACAGAGCCTAATATCGGATCTGCTTTGCAAGCAGCAACCTTTGGCACAACAGTCAATGGCATTAACCAAGCACAGGCTCAACAACAAATTAACCTACTTAAAACTGCAGAAACATCTGCCTTTAGCGGATCTGCAGGTGCTGCCACAGGCAGCCTTGGCCCACGCGACACAAGCGGCCAACTCTAACAATATCCATCACGGCTGACCAGCACCGATGGTGTGTAACTAAGACTGGTAGTAAGAGCCAACGCTCCTTCCCCTGGGAACTGTTGAGGCTTACGCTAATCCGACAACGAAAGGGAGTGCCGAAATGGCAAACCAATATCAAGATGATGAAGACGATATGGACCTAGATACAGAGGTTCAGTCAGATGGTCCAGCAAATCTCCGCAAGGCTTTAAAGCGTGCAGAGAAAGAAAAGAAAGAATTGGCTGAGCAACTTGCTTCAATCCAATCCGATCTTCGCAATCGTTCCGTAAAGGAAGTATTGGCAACGAAAGGTGTACCTGACAAGGTAGCCAAGTTTATTCCTGGCGACGTAAGTACGCCAGAGCAGGTTGACGCATGGCTTACTGAGAATGCCGATGTATTCGGTTTTCAGCCAGCAAATGCAGAGTCTGCTCCTACCGATGAAGCGCAGGCAGCAAATCAGGCAGCGTATCAACGCATTAATGCCGCAACCCAAAACGCATCAACACCATCACGCGACGCAGACCTTATGGCCAAAGTCGCAGGTGCAAAGTCAATTGACGAACTGAATGCCCTGACGGGTCAGATCAGCCAGCGTCGTCGGTAGCACTTAACCCATCCAACGCACAAACCTTATAGAAAGAAGGTGACACAATGGCAAACGCATATACAGATACATCGTCTGGCTCGCTTGGTACCTCACTCGTCCAAACAGCCTATGACCGATATGTCGAGTTTGCACTTCGTGCTGTCCCTCTTATCCGCGATGTCGCAGATAAGCGTCCAGTACAACAGGCTATGCCTGGTTCTTCAGTAGTATTCCAGATCTACACAGATCTATCACCAGTTACTTCTGCATTGTCAGAAGACGTTGATCCAGATGCTGTAGCACTTGGAAACACAACACCAGTTACCGTTTCACTCAATGAATACGGTAACGCTTCACTTGCAACACGCAAGTTGGAGTTGTTCAGCCTTTCAGACGTTGATCCTGCAATTGCAGACATCATCGCCTTCAACATGGCCGACTCACTTGATACAACTGTTCTTAATACCCTTGTTGGTGGACCAAACGCAATTGCTAAGGTCAACGGTGCTATCGTTTCAACATACGCTGGTTCATACACCAACGGAACAACACAAGCCTCAATCAAGAATACAGACGTAATCTCAGCAGCAATGGTTCGTACCGCAGTTGCTAAGTTGCGTGCTAACAAGGCTGTCCCACGTCAAGGCGAATACTACTGGTGTGGTATCCACCCAGAAGTTTCATACGACCTACGCTCAGAAACTGGCGCAGGCGGATGGCGTGATGACCATAAGTATTCTGAGAACGGTGCTTCAGAATTTTGGCCAGGTACAATCGGAACATACGAAGGCGCAATGTTTGTTGAGTCTCCTCGTTTGTTCAGCGCTACCGACGGTACAGGTGCTGGTTCATCTTCAGGTACTTTTGGTACTTCTTCATATGTCAACGCTACAGGTGGCGTGCGTGTATTCCGTACACTCGTTGCTGGTAAGCAAGCACTTGCAGAAGCAGTTGCCGAAGAACCACACGTTATCTTCGGACCAATTGTTGATAAGTTGATGCGTTTCCGTCCAATCGGTTGGTACGGTGTACTCGGCTGGAGCCGTTACCGTGACGCTGCATTGGTTCGTCTCGAATCAACATCTTCAATCCACAACTCATAATTGAGTAGTTGTTACCCGCCCTCGCACGTGGGGGCGGGTGGCAACGCCCTTGAAAGGTAGCCATGACATACATCTTTAAACCACCAACGGTGGAAGAAGCACCAGCAGGTTTTAGCCGCTTATTCTGGCGCTTTAGAATTGCTCGTGGCGATAGCATTTTGGTTTACGGCACAGCCATTGTGCGTGAGCGTACGCCAGGTGTAGATGAAACACAGGCAGCAGACTACTGCTATTTGGGTGGACATGAATATGTCAT